TACTCTATTATCCAAACCGAAAAAGCATTTCAATTTTTTTACACTCACTATATAAATCCTATACATTTTTGATTTCACTTCCGATCCGATAAATAATTAATTTTTAACTAATAATTAATTATTAATAAATAAGGAAGAGCCCTCTGAGTTTTGATTTCACTTCGGATCCGATTTTTTTCTAGATATATATATATGGTAGATATTCTCTCTATCTCCACATTAATAGTCGCTGGTTTAGGGGCACTCGGGGCTTGTATGGCAACCATCCACCTCCGTAAATGTAATATCTTCGGCAAGTGTATAGAATCCGATTGTAGAAAACGTACACCACCGCCTACACCGAGCGAACCGATTGAAGAAACTAGCATCGCATGATTTATATATAAATAAGACGTATTATTTTATATATAAAATTTAATTAAAAATTAATAGAGGCGATCCTCCATACTTCCCATATCGGATTGGCGTTTGCCTCCGGACTGACCGAGCCCGACCTTCTTTTTCAAAGCACCGACCGCGATATCCTTCAAAGCAGGGAGTGCGGCCATACCCGCATCACCTAATTTGGAGGCCACTCGCTTGAAAAAATCCGACACCCGCCCGCCCCCCACCATTCGGATAGCATCGCTGTAGGGAATTGCCTTTTGTCTGGAGGCCTCCAAAACGTCTGATTTCGTAAGGATCCCGAGGTAAGATGAACTTACACCGCGCTCTAAACTGAAGACCCCGGAGTTCTGCGTGATCACCATCAACTGGTAGCTGGAGAGCGCCACAGCCGTGTTGTTGGTAATTTCCATAGTGAACTGGAGATTAAAGGCCCCTAAACTCCCTGGACTGTAGTAGTCCTGGTTCAGTTCAATGTCCTTACCGAACTCCAAGCAGAGAATTGGACCACACGTTTGAATAGTGGAAACACCAGCGGCGGCAGTGGAAGGAATGGTTGTTTCGCCAGACCACTCGGCCCACGACATGTTAATTCCGTTTTCAATTGACATTCTCCACAGGTCTTGTGGTGTGGCTGAACTCAAAATCCCCGACGAATTATTCCAGTTAATGGAAATGCTTTTAATCGGGAGAAAACTGTCGGCATCAGATACTAAACGCTGATCAATCGCTCGCGAAACACAGATGTACAGCTTATCCGGTACCATATTTAGCTGAAGGGATGAAGACACGAGACGAGCAGAAGCACCTGCAGCAAGATTTTCAACAGAAGTTAAATAACGCGGGAGCTCCACGTAGGGCAAAATATTACGGCTCGGAAGCAAATCAGACGGATGTGGGGTTAAAAATTGGAACAACAGTTTTGGTTCTAGCGCGCCGAGAAAGGTGACAACAGGTGCGACGGTGTAGCGGGCAGAAGCTCCACCGACCAACACACCACCGAAGCGGACGACGTTATTCGCCGAGGACGACAGTGTATACGTACAGTTGAGGTTTTGCAATCCGTACATGCCCTGTCCCTCATCGCCAGCAAACACGAAAGGCGAGATCATAACAGGTTCAGTCACCTTGATAGTGAAAGTGATGGTGCGGGCACCTGCGGCAACCTCTAAATAGTTCGTGCCAGTAGTGACTGTAATAGGCAGAGCACCGCGAGGTTGAAGATCATTGTCGTAGGACTGATCGGCGAAACTGGCGAAAGGTTTGTTTTTAGCAGAAGCAGGGATCTGCGAGTAGTTGCCATAGACATCAAAAAGCGTTGGGGTCATGCCGTTATAACGTTGGAGATAACGCTTATCGTGGAGGCGAACCAACACGGCCAATAAATCGCGCGTGTTTTGTGAAATAGTATTGTTGTTTAGCGTCCAGTTTGTAGAATTGACTAAAGCATGGAACGGGAACGGCGAGAGGCCGTCTACGCCCCCGTAGTTAAATACATAACCGGAACCGGGCACATCAGCATCAGCCGAAACAGGCGTGGCCGTGACTTGAAAATTGAGAGTGGTTTCAATCAGCGCCTGACGAGCGATAATAGTTTCTTGCGAGGGAACGGCAACATTGAAAACTATGCTAGATTTGAAACCAGCAGCACCACCGGAACCTATCGCGTTGTACTGCGCGCAAGTCATATTGGCTGCCCCCTTGATAACGGCGTACTTTACCTGGTCCGTGATTCCAGCTAAGCGGTCATCTTTAACAAGCACTTTTTGAAAATCCTGTGTACTCATTTTATAATATACCAAAAGATATTAATTTCAAAATAATTTTGTAATTATTTTGAACCAAAGGGGCGAGGCCCCTTTCAAACCCCTCCCGCATATATTCCTAAAAGGGGGCGAAAACCCGACCACAAGCGGAATTGTCCACTTTATTCATCAATTATCCCCGTTACAAACTTGTCTAAATTCCTGCCCTTTGCCCTTTTCAGCGTTTCCCTTTTGAACGATTTTAGATCGCCATTATACTTCTTCACGTGAATTAAAAAAAGTGTGGCCCAGCGGCCGCAGGTTGCTACATCCGTATCCTTTTTATTTTGGTAATCATAGTTATTATAATAAACGGGCAATTTTGTGATCCTAAACATATCCACCAAAGTCGGTTTATCTTGCTTAAGTTCTACATTTTTTTCGGGAGTATTCCACGTAAGGGGGAAGCCAGGCGGATTTCCATAGGAATCAAAATACATGAATGCCTTTTCACCTCTGACTAAAGCAACCCAATGCCCAGAATTTAGGGAACTCTCGTATAGAATATAGGCAAAATCCCCCTTCTTGGTTAAGAATTCCTCTGCGGGAATACCACGTGGCAATTCGCTATACTTTACAATTTTGGCGTGCGGGAAGTATTCGTGTAGATCGGCATCGCTCATCGCATCATACACGCCACCGTCTGACCCGCCCTCAAGGGGGGCATCCCCTACACCCTTTCCATCCATTTCTCTGGCCTTCATATACAGCAATCGCATTTGCTTGGTTGCCATCGCTTTGGAGATGCCTTTCGGAGAGAAATTATGCTGTGTAATCCGATTAATCACGCTAAACAAAGGGGTCCCCCCTTTAGAACCCTGACTAATGATTTGGTAGGGCATCTTTTATATTTAGAAGTATATTAAAAATAATAATATATTTCTTATATATAAATGTCTTCTACTCCCGATCACGTCTATCTGGATTTGAGTACTGTCAATAACGATATATTAGGCACAGACAATCGCCCGCTAAATTTTACTGAATCAAGAACAAATCCGATTATAGATAATCCTAGCAACTATTACATGAGTGTCATTCGTTTTGAAGTAGACACGCCAGCTGCCTCGTTGCCGATCTTCATTCCGAAATTGCTGATTGACGGTAGCAATACTGATAAAAATACGACGGCCTACTCCATCACGATGGCGCGACCTAATTTGGCGACAGGTTTGTTAGATGATGTAGTTCAGCGTTATGTAGAATGGTCGCCGCAAGAAAAGGTCGCAGCACTTCCGAACAACCAGTATGCCAACACAGGTGTTGTAAGCACGACGCTCCCTGCTACAATATTCAGGGCGGATAACTACCCGACGAGTACAGTGATTCTACCAACCCTTCAAGACGATGTTGCTAAACCGACATATCAGTATGCTGGATCGCCAGTTACAGCATTAACCTCCTATGTGCCGATTGATTCCACCCAAGCGAAGTTTCACTGGACTTCTCCACAACCGGCTGGTTTAACGTGTTCTTTCTCGGTCGGGATTTTTCAAAGTTCAGTGCCGATTTTAGCAGGGTTTAGTGCTGGATTTCTTCAAGCGGCGTTATTCTACACCATCGGTGGCGTAGGTCCTCAACTTGATGCGACACTAGATGTCACGGCGGTGACGGAAATTGTCACACCGAGCAGTGTAGGAAATGTGTATTCCTACCTTATTGTAGCAGATGTAGAGGATGTAGCTGATCCATTAGGTCCTGATGTAGTAGTGAATAATATTTCAATAAATAACTTATCGCTAACGCAATTTCAAGGATCGGTACCGAGAATCCTCTCCTCAACTTTTCTCGGGCCAACGGTTATTAATACACAAGATTTTTACAATTTCCAACTGGTGATGGATAAGAATTATTTTAACCTGCCACCTACCCCCTCAAGCAATCAGAGTTTGGAAGTTTTAACTGCGAGCATGGTATATGCCAGAACAAATTATGCGAATCTTGAACCAGATTTTTTGAACTATCGTCTCACGGATTGGACTTTCAGTGGCGATACACCCGTAACGGTGGCTGATATAGCGGCGAATTATTTAATAACCGCAGCAACAACGTGTAGTTATAATATGGTCTTGAATGATTCCGAACAATCCCCTGTATATATGACGACAGAAGCAGGTGATTCTAGAGTTTATTTAGCATTTGATGTGTTGAATGCGAGTAATCCTGGCGATAATGTTGACCTGAAGTTTTTAACGGGTTCGGCGGTAACTTTTTCAGTTGATGGGATACTTCAATTAACAGGTACGGTTGAGTTTGCGACTCTTGAACCAGAACTTGTACCTATTGTTGGAGTAGAAAACCCTTGCTATCTTATGGTTCTACAGTTGGATTCAGTAATAGAAAACGATTTTTTATACGAACCGTTGAAAGTATGTTCTTTTACGTTTTGCGACGCAACTGTTTTAGAGGATAACCAAATATCATTACCAACAGCACCACCTAGCAATCCAACTGTCATTAGATTAGAAGGAGATGATTTGTATATCACGGATTATGTGGCCTCACACGCGACCTTCTTCGGATATTTACCTTCCGCATATACTTCAACCGGCACAAACCTGAATATTTTTACATTAACTACAGCGGTGACGCTGACACCTGAACCACACTTTACTACGGAATCAGTCCAATACACCAGCATCGCCATGTCGGTCAA